GCAGGCATTCTGACTCTAGGTAGTGCTGGAACATTAACTGGCACATTTGGTTTAACATTTGGCGGAGCGGGTGATATCTTAGTACAAAGACCAATAGCCACAAGCACCGGAGCTGTTACAAAAGATGACGTTGGTACTCTCGTATTGTCAGCAGCAAATACCTATTCGGGCGTTACCACTATCAGTGGTGGCACAGTAAGGTTTGCTCTCGCCAGTGCTCTGTACAACAACACAACAGCCAGTTGGACTAAGACAAACATCGTTGTTAATACTGGAGCCACATTTGCTATTAATGTTGGTGGCACAAACGAGTTTACAACATCTAATGTATCAACATTGTTAACAAATCTTCTTACAACCATCAATAACAACGGATTAAGAAGCGGTTCGTCAATCGGTTTTGATACATCAAATAGTCCTTCTGATTTCACAATATCAAGCAACATCACAAATAGCACGGGAACTGGTGCTGGTGCGGTTGGTGTAGTGAAACTCGGAACAGGAACACTAGTGTTATCTGGTACCGGTAATACCTATACTGGTGGTACAGTAATTAATGGTGGTACATTAAAGGCTGGTAATGCCACATGCTTCGGCACTGGCACAATAACTCTCAACGCTGGAGCAACTCTAGATCTCTCCGGATTCACAATAACCAACGCTATAGTTAACAACGGCGGAACAATAATCAATTAAGGAGAAAATAATGAATTTAGTTAAGGAAATAAGAACATCAAGCCTACTAATAAAGATATACTCTGTAAATCCCGATCTGGTTGTAGAAGACAATGTTTCTATATTTGAAGGTAAAGACGATTATGATATTAGAAATATAGTATTCAATCAAATAGGCGCAGAGCAATTAGAAATATTTAATGTTGTGGACGATCCCGAACTCACTAACCCAAGATCTTATGCGTTAATGTAGTTCAAAAAGTAAAATGCGCCACATATTCGGCATAGGACTAAATAAAACCGGATCGTCGTCGCTGCACCACGCAATGCAAATACTCGGCTATAGCAGCGTTCACTACGAACACAATAGTCAGATTCTTAGTGATATAGTCTTAAATAATTTGTCTAAGAAACAAAGAGTATTTCATAACATAGAGCATTTTGATTGTTATTTTGATTATTTACCATGGAGTAGTAGTCCAGAAGACTTCGCATTCAACCACCTATATAAGACCTTAGATAAACAATATCCAAATAGTTTGTTTATTTATAATACTAGAAATATTAAAGACTGGCTAAATAGTAGATATAACTACATCCCCATAGTTACTAATGATAATTTACAAGAACTAGCTCAAAGACATCCAGATAATATTTATTTTAATAGAGACAAACACGCTTGGAGAGAAGAATATATAACATTAGATCTTGGGATAAAACAATATTTCGCCCACAGGAAGCACGACCTGCTTAATATAGACATATGTGGTGGAGACGGTTGGAACAAATTGTGCAAATTTCTTAATAAGCCAATTCCGAACATAGAGTTTCCATGGGTTAACAAGGCTCAGTAGATACATGAATTCAACTTGTATAGTTAGAACTACTTTTCATGATAGGTCTCCCTTTTTACATCTATCACTGGACTATCAAAAACTCGCTGACTACTCCAAAGACCTAGACACTTATATATTTGTTGACCCTCACCCACAGCACGGATACACAACAGAATATAATAAGATTATAACAGACCAATATAAAAGAATAAATTGGCCCAGAAACTCTGGCGTATATAGCTGGTACGATTCTGTTAAATATATTTTTGATAATACTAATTATGAATATGTCATTACTATAGAAGATGATATTATTGTTAGTAATGATTATTTCAGACTTTGTTTAGAAATTATTAATAATGGTATTTTATTAAAACAGAATAATATTTTATATTTTCATATAGGAGCATGGGAACAGCCAAAAGGAGATAAGAATCTTATTGTTAGATCGTCCGCATCTCTAAGATCTGCTCTAATTAATAGACAAAAGTTTTTTCAATACATCGTACCGTTTTATGCCCAAGACGATGTAGCAATCGCGGGTTTAGACCTTGACATACAGACGATCCTAAAACTTAATAAACTCACCGCTATCGCACCACAGATGAACAGACACGCACATATTGGCGTGTACGGATGGAGCAGCACCGGACACCACGCTAGTAACAAAGGTAAAAATCATTTACTTAGCCAATACAGAGATCACCAAGACCTATACAACTATCTGTCTCAGATTTGTTTTGATAGAGATAAACTATTAGAACTTAACCAATATGGCAACCCAAACTATTTTTGGGACTTTGATCCCGATATAAATTTTGAAAAACTAGTTTTTAATATCTGAAACTACTCAAGACATTATTAGTGTATAATTATTCTTATCAATCTTAATGGTATCTGTTGGCAAATAAATATGGTTCTCTTCTGAGGATAGCTTTGTGGCCTTTTGTAGAACGCTGAATGAGTCAGCATGCCCCTGCCCTATTTTAGACATCCTTCTTACCCTCGGCATTATTGTATATTTATTACTATTTTTTACTGCTTTGCCAAATTTAACATCTCCGCATATTTCTCCTCTGAGTGCTCCAAATTCATTCCAGCTTTTTTTTGTTATTGCAAATTCAGTAGAGTTTACCCAGTTAACTTTTTGAACACAATATGTGTTTTGTGTATCTGTATCAGATACGCTATTTGCGGACCCAGCAAAGATATTGTCATCTAATAATATAAATTGTGTAAATAGACTTTCATAAAATAAAAAATAGTCTTTCGCAACTATACTGTCGTCTTCCATAAAAATAATGTAGTCACTATACCTAAGACACAGATCAACCGTTTGTTTGCAGCCAACATACGGACCAACATTATTAGAAGCAAAGTATTTTACTATAGACTTAAATTTATTGGAATCGTACGTTTTAATGTAGTCGCAGACCGCTTGGTTTTTTTGTATCCAGTCCAACCTACTTTTGTATAAAAGATTATTCGCAGAGTCCACAAATAATACAAGAGTGTACTTATTCGCCCCATAACATTGTTCTAGCTTCTCTAGAACCAGCTTTAATGTGTCTAGCTTAACAAAACATTGAATTCCTATAACAAAGTTATTATGCATAGTTTTTCATAGGTTTACAATGTATACTGATCAAGCACACCAGGATTGTCCTGAATTATTTTCTTAAATAGAAATTTTATAGCATAGATATTATCTTCTTTTTGCAGACTCTCCACATAAAGCGAATACTTGTACTTATCGTTATCTTGAACCAAGTCTGCTAGTTTAATATATGGCCAGCAAAGATCCGGCCCAAGTTCTATGCTTTGCTTGAGTATTTCTATTGCTTCTTGTCTATTTTCGTCACTAAGGTCTGACCTAACTTCCCCATCGCTATTAAACGCTATGGATATTCCTCTAAGTGCTATCTTCTCCCAAGCCTTTAGTTTATTTTTTGTGCTCATTTATTTTCCTCTAGCCATAATTTATATTGATCTTTATCAAAACCTACCACCGAGGACACCTCGGTACTATGCTCTATAATTCTTGAGTCAGGCAGATTCGCAACAGCATATTGCTTAACCAAATTCTTATTAGTCTCGTAATCTATTACTACTATAATATAGTTATTTAGTGCTGGGGGGTTGTCTTTTAGATACCGACCCAATAATCTGCAATATTTGCACCACTTTGCACTAAATATTAACAATATTTTTTTGTCAATTTTTTCTGATAGAACTATAGCATCCTCTAAACTATCAACATAAATGGAACTATTGTTAGCATATATGTTGCTCATACAAAAGAACAACAACATGGATAGTAAAATATATCTCATATATTACCTATAATTCTACCCTTGTGGGTTCTCCTAACATAGCCCATCCTTACCAAAAATGGTTCTATGCTGTTTTCTATTGTTTCTATGGCAATTCCAGTTATTGAGGATATAGACTTTAGTCCCAGGGCAGATCCTTTGGATTTTCTTAATACTTCCAAATACATTCTATCATAGATATCTAGACCATGTTTGTCAATACCCTGAATATTAAAAATGTCATCAATTGTAGAATCCGATGTTGGATTGCATGACTTATAGTTTTTATACCATTGGAGTCTACCATTTAGAATACGCGGGGTTCCCTTGCTTCTTTTTGCTATTTCCAGAAGATCTTCCGGCTTAATCATTAGTCCGAGTTTCTCGGCGTTTGACCCTGCTAGTTTTGCTAGGTCATCATCGGAATAAAAACACAAATGTTCTTTAATCTGAAATCTATCATAGAAAGGTTGACTTAAACTGCCACCACTAGTAGTAGCACCAACAACAGTGAATGTTGGCAACTGTATTGTTTCTGGCTTATCTTCTTGGGTAATATTTAGTACAAAATATTCCATTACTGGATACAAAAACTCTTCGACAATCTTAGGAAGTCTGTGTACTTCATCAATAAAAAGCACAGACCTTGGTGCAATACCTAGTAAATATGGCATAATATTTTTGATACTACGAATATTAGCAGCATTGGTGGTATATAGGTTGACTCCTAGTTCCGACGCTATGGCACTCGCTATAGTCGTTTTACCAAGGCCAGGAGGCCCGTCTATTAAAACATGAGGCATCACACCGCCGTCGTTTTTACAGCCCGTCACAGAGATTCTCAGGCGTTGTATAACGTCAGACTGGCCTATAATATTCTCAAACTTGGATGGCCTAATACTATTGCTCATTTTTTTCTCCAATTCTATTTATTTTCGTCTTTTATCCAAAAAACAAATTCTTGGGATTCGTCATCAAATCCCGTTTCCAATATACCTCTATTGACTAGACTATTCAACAAGTTACTAACCATTCTATCATTTAAACAAGACACCACCTCCTGAAATATATCGTCATTAACAATATATCTGGTCTCTTTTGTCTTTCTGTTGATTTGTTTCTTTAAGATAGATTTGACTATTACTATGGATTCTTCTTGAGATAAGATAGTATCAAATTCATCTTGTTCTTCCGGTTTAATCTCGTCTAAAAGTTCTGACAATGAATCTTCTGTAGATCCAAAATGATTATAAACAAGTCTGCGTGTACTCTCCACAAACTTACCCAAGTCCTTAATGTAATACTGTTCATTCATAATAAGTACCTTAATTTAATATATCAAACATGGATCTATAGTAGTTCGGCTGCTGCACAAAATGCTTTGCGTTACTTTGTAAGTGTAGCATATATTGCTGTTTCGTTTTATTATGAACGAAGTGATATTTTTTATAAACTGGCTCGTTGTATTGGTTATTCCCTAAATACAGAAGTGGGTTTTGCCCACTATCTGTATCGAGGAAATAGCCATTCACAGGTAACGACTTGTTTGGAAATCCAGGTATATTTTGACCAATGTACCATATATTTGGCGAAGATTCAACTATGTCATTTAGTGCATCATATAGAAACTTGCCCCAAGCATCCCACGCAGTAGGATCAAACTTAAAATAGTGCTTGTTATAGTTTTTTTGATTATGATAATCTTCGTCATCGTAATCGTCATAATCATCTTCATATGGTTCGTGCATATACTTATCCTTTAAAAAGATGGGAGGGAATCGAACCCTCGTCACATAGCGTATGTTTAATACTAAACTAGAGGCTATGGTCTTAGTCACCAGACTCCACTTTTGTCAACTATTAATAGTTGTTGTAATACTCGTCCTCATCATCATCTTCGTCGAACTGACCCCAATAACTTTCATCATAGTCATTAAGATAATCATCCTCATCATCCTCATACTCGTCCTGAGTAAAATCAGCCGAATAAAGAGGCTTTAGCAGTTCGCCTTCGTATTCACCCACAACTTCATATCGACAGGTACGCAGTTTTTCACAATTACAGTCACTTGGAACACTGACCACATCCTTGGGATTGATTTTAACAATCACGATACGATCACCGCTTTCCACGCTACCATAACCAGCAACATAATTTAATGCACCAGCATGAAGACCATCAGAGCATCCACGACTACGATTATCGTCCACCTTTGCTCGTTGCATACTAACAACCTTGCCAACGCTATTGTCAAATACCCCACGGTACTTATCCTTATAGTCTGAACGAACAGCCTTATAGGCGAGGAAATGACCATCCTCTGTGATCGGCAGATGTTCATGCTCCAAGAAATCATAGAGTTCCTTTTGACTCTGCATACTTGGATTCTCCATAAGATTATTTAGAAAGGTCACAAGCGGTTCAAAGGGCAGACCCTTGCTCATAAACTCAAGGA